GGACCTACCAAGAGACGAAACGCCTCCGGGTGAAGCCAGTGGTGTTGGAGTGAAACGAATGCTAATAGGCCCATAGGCACTACGATAAGTGCCTATCGAGGCTAGCTGATCTTGCAGTCTTCCAGTATTCTTGAACCAGCGGCGAGTCCTGTATTTTCTGACCTTGTATTTCATATAAGCTTTGCTTCTTACAGCCCACATACCTGTCATGGAAGAGATTGCCATAGGCCCCGTGTTGCCGATCATGGGTCGGCTAATGCGCCCGGGGGTCGTTAGGACTCCTGGTGGGGGGTTGCTAGGATTGGCTAATCCCACTGCTAGACGAGAAACATCACGAGCCATATTTAATAGCTCTCGCTCCACAATGGGAGCGAAATCTCGATGGAGATTAGCTTTTAGTCTACGCTGTCGATTTTTAGCGGCTCTGAATCCCACATTCTGGATGGCAATAGCAAACGCTTGATTACCTTCTCTCGGGTTTAATTGTGGGCTACCGCGAGTCTGTAGGTTAATGTTGAGAGTAACACCATCATTTGGCATAGTCCGCTCTCTTTAAGCTGATGCCGACAGTACGCACAGTTCTGGCCTCAGACTCACCTGCAGGCATAATGCTAAAGTCGGTTACTTGCAGCTGAGCAAATGGTTCGTTATCTGAATCTTTAACGGTCCAAACCTTGTACTCTGGGCGGCTCTCATGCACACAAACCTTACGAATTTCATTAAGGATTTCTACCTCTCGAAATAGGTTGGCGTCATGAACAACAGAAAGGAGTAGGGCAAACTCAATATCTGGAAGATGATCGTCGTTCTCTGTCCATGTCCAGTCAACCACACCCAAAAGATCTTGATTGGGAAGCTCATTAACTTCACCACGAGAATCCCATGCCATATAGGCTATGTTGGGAGAGATGCCGCTACTTTTAACAGCAGTGATAATTTCTTGTGCCTTACTAACCATTGCGGCATAGACAGCGGGCAGATCAAAACGGCTAGCGGCCATCCTTATTCTCCTGTGATGGGGTCTGTACCTCTATCAGAAAGAACAAAGATGTCAATGGTTGGCCAGTATTCAGCCAGTGGGTTCGCTACCTCCATTCCGATAGAAATCTTGTTGGAAATTTCAGCGTGAAGAGCATCCCAATTAATGGTAGTCCAGCGTTCGTAGCTGCTGGTTCCGCTGTCATAAGTCTTAGGTAGCCTGATTTGAAGGGTCGAGAAAACCTGCAAAGCCGTGGCGGCTTCAATAGCTTTAGTTATACGAAAGGAGTCGAAATCTCCGCTGTCTTGATAAGCAGCTAGATCAGTATCTTCTCCAACGAGTTCTCTGAATTGTAGAAATCCCTCAAACAGATTTATCTCGTCATCTGGAAGTTCTTCGCTGTTCACTCCAAGCATGTCTCTGACACCCTCCTTAGTGACAGGAAAGCCAATCTCAAGATGGATGATGTAGGTAAGGCTATCAGCCACAGCCTCGGTTGCTGTGTCATATTCCCACTCCAGCGTCATGCGCTCGAAAAGCGGTTTGGTCAGAGAATTGCTGCCCCCGGGGATTTCAATGATGTAGCTTAGTTGACCCGGAATAATGGGCGCAGTCTCCGTCAAGACTACGCCCCCATCCTGATCATACAATGTATAAGTGAAATCACTGGTCGGTTGACCAGAAGAGAACTGGACTAAATGACGGAACTTCTTTCCAGCTTCAAGCACATCAGCTTACCTTCTTGAGCTTACCACGAGTCAAGTTCGTCTGCACAAACTGATCGTTTTCGCGAGCTTTCGTGCCCTTCTTGTTGTCGGTATAGAGAGTCCTACTTACCGGATCATAAATCTGAGTACCATCTGCCGCACGGACCTTGATGGTTTTGGCTTCATCCTGATTGTAAGTAGCAATACCTACCTTGGCGGGAGTGGCGTCTTCCTTCTTAACGGTAGTCTTCTTCTGAGTTTCCTCAGTGGCAGTGTTGTTCTCATCAGCCATATTGAGTCTCCTAATGGATTAAGGGCGGGGACTAGCCCCGCCCCTAGTTGGATTAAGCGATTGCGTCAAGGTTGAGAATTTCGCGAGTATCGCCGAAGATCAGGCGATAACCTGCGTTCCGAGTGTGATACAGGTTCACACGCTGGTTCTTCATCACACGCTCAGACTCTTCAACATCCGACCCGTTCTCGATCAGCTCTTCCGCTGTATCCGGCTTCGAGAAACCAAGAAGCTGGTTGGCAGCAGCATCACTAACAAGAGCGAAGTTGATGTTGAAGTCAAGGCGAGGGTTAGCCTGAGCAGCCGAAATACCGGCGCGCTGCAGAACCTCGCTCTGGCTCATACCTTCGGCAATCGAAGGCTTGGCAAACATCAGACGCCACTGGAGATAAGTATCCCAGTTACCTGCGACCGTATCGATTGGGGCACCCGCCTTAGCGCGCTCAACGAGCCACGCAGTGAGAATTTCCCAATTTAGACGACCAGCGGCGACGGCGCCAACATCAAGGTTATTGTCTGTCTCAACATCCGAAGCGTCGCGGACAGCAGCGGCACCATGAACACCATCACCATTTACCAGCAGGCTGTAGACCGTTCCGGTCTGGGCAGTCTTGGTAGCACGTTCAGCGCGCATCACATACGGAGTGATAAGATCAAGGCTGGCACGGCGAGCAAACTCATAAGTCCACTCAAGTCCCACACCGAACTTGAAGATCTTGACCGACTGTTCGCTGGCCTTGATGCTCCACACCGGGATGCGGGCACCTTCTGCGATCATACCGTAACGCTCGTAGTCTTCTGCGCTATCCTGAACAACCGTAGTAATAAGCTCGGTTCCGTTGATAGTGCGCGACTGCGAAATCAGGGCTTCCGGAGTTTCGAAATCAGTCTGACGATACTTCCACTGAACCACATCGTCGATGACCTCAGGGAAGAGGGCACGAACACCGCGATACGAAGCGAAGGCATCAGCAGCAGCCTGCAGAACGACACCATTCTTGTAGTCGTCGCGGGTCGGAAGACCGAGGAACAGCTTGGCAGTTTCGTAACCGTCGAGGCTAAGCTCGGCAGCCATACCGTCGGGCTGAATTGCAAGACGAAGATAATCGGCCACATTAAGACCGTATTCCTTCGCCGAGGCCATCAGCTGCGTACCGGCTTCGAGTGACTCAGCAGAGTTCTCACTCTTAAGCTTGCCAACGACGTCCTCTACAGAACGGCGATTCTGGGTAAGCTCTGTAGTAGGCTTAAAGTTCATTTAATTAACTCCCGTTTCTTTTCTTACTGCTCAACGATCACGTAGTCATCAGTGACTGCGAGAACAACATTCTTGGCAGGGTCTGCGGCAAGAGCCGACTTAACCAGACCATCACCAGCACCAATAGCGGTATCACCACGAGCCATTACTGTCGCAGCCTCCTTCTTGATGCGCTTACGGAAGCGAGTTTCAACGGTGACCGTTACCATCCCTTCCTGCGAGCGATCCTCTACCTGAAAGATACGACCATAAATAGCCTCATCATCAGCAGCGACCTTGACAGTTGCATCAGCAGAGGTATCGAGCGAAACAACGCGACCAATCAGTTCATCGTCTGTAAGGCCGTGGCCCGCTGCGAGAAACATTGTGAACGCGAAATCGTGCTGCGTGAACCCGTCGAGGACAACCTGATTCGGATTAAAAGCCATTACTTATTTACTCCTTACTTGACCGTCGAACGGTATGAGTCAGCCTGAGCCTTGAGACGGGCAGTCTCTTCAGCCTTGGCGGTGTCGTCGTTGCCCTTGCCAGCACCTTCTGCCACTCCACCCGGAGTGATTAGGGCACTGAGGCGAGCCTCATTCTCGTCGATGTACGACAGCATCGCTGTCACATCATCTAGAGCCTGTGCATCGGTATCACCGTCGAGCGCCTTAAGCGCCACATACTGCTTACCGACGTAACCCTTGAGGGTTACGATTTCTTCTTCGGTGAACTCAGCGTCAGCATCTTTCGCTGCTTCCAGTTGAGTTTGAAGCTCATCACGTTCAGTCGTCAGACTAGTGATTGTTTCGTCATGAGTGGCAACTTCAGCCTCAAGAGCAGTTACTTTGCTTTCTGCTGCATTGAGCTTAACAGCTAGGTCCTGCTTCTCGTTATTGGCCGCGTCGAGCTTAGCCATGAAAGTTTCAAAATTCACTTCTTCTTCTCCTGAGTCACTAGCTGATGCTGTGCAGTAAAAATCGTCTAGCTCAACTCCTTGTGCAGCAAGTCTCTGAGCTTCTTGACCCAACTTAGCACCAGACGGGGGAATAATCTTGGAATTTTTAGCCGCACCGCGACTAACCAGACTTAGTTCCATTGTTTCTTCAACTCCGACGAGATTTAAATGAACTCCATTCTCGCCGATCTTATGCCCCTCATCACATTCGCGAAGGATAAAGGGAGTATAGTTATCTTCAGACGCAGCCTCCATATAATCAAAGCCGCACTCTGAACACAACATCTTCTGAGACTTAAACTGAATTGACACTTCATCAATCGATCCAGAATTAAGCTTTGTCAGAATCTTTTCTTCTGAGTCATCAACATACAGGTAACCTCGGAGTTCCGTCTCTCCGTTGTCCATTGGAATTGATTCGCCATAGAAGAATTTACCAAATGGTGATCCACGCATATCGTGATCCATCATTAGGGGAAGAGCATCTTCATTAACTGCTCTCGCCAATTGGGAAATGGTGTTGGGGCTAATCTTAGCCTTTTCCCATATGGTGTCACTTTTACCTCGAAGAGCAACAGTGCTGGTGGCAGTTACTTCATATACATGGAGTCGGGAAACATCCACACCATCTCCAACTGCTTTCGACAGCAGGGCAGTGATGAATGGAGTTTTGGTCAATTCTTTCATTATTAGCCTCCAATAACCTGATCTCTATTAGTTTTCAACTCAACCATGTTACACCTCGAAAACCAGTTTTGTTTTTCCGCCCCTAGTCTGGCCCGATTTGGTTCTCTTTGACTTGGCATTCTGTCCACCCTCACTCACCTGACCTCGACCATTTGGATCGTCATTCGGGCTGATTCGGCTGGAGTCCACATCTACAGTTTCTTGTTCAAGGAAACCCGTCCCTGAGAGAGGAGTGTAACCTTCCGGTGGCAAACGACCATACATTTCAAGATGATAAGTTTCGTCAGTGATGATTCCTAGCGACAAGTCCTGCTTGAGACGAGAAGCCTTCATAGTGTAATGAGGCTCAAGCTCAAGGACAGGACGAAGTTCGATTGGTGTGAAATAGCATTCTACGTAGCCTTGAAAACCGGCAATACGCACAGCTAGGGTCAATGCTTCACTAAGGATGGATGCTACTGTCTCGTTCAGGCTGTCGCAGTTCATAGCAAACAGACGGCTCTCGGTAGAGGCCGTGTTGGCGTTGCTTCCTTTCCCTACGACCGAAGGCATAGTCTTGAGAGCGGCCTGATTCTGAGCATCAAGAGTCTCGATGACTTCCTCAATCTGTAACGCTGCTCC